CTCCTTTATTTTGATAAATTTCATTATATTCTTCAAAACGCAAATAGTAATGTTTAGGTATACAAAATATATCTGAACCTATACAAATACCATGACCATATGTTGGCAAAACAACCATCTGATCTTCCATTTTAACCATAAAATGTATACGAACAAAATGCGTATCAATTCTATTTTCAATATCTTTGTTTGTATTATCATAAGATTGTGGAACAAATTCATTGCGTTTCAATAATGTACGTGTTTTATGTTTAGTACTTTCATGACTTTGAACAAAAATATTTTCTTTTTTTGATGAAAACAAAGTTATAATGCCATACACGCATAATGATACAGCCACTCGAACTCCAATAAAAATAGCCCAATTAGGAATTTTTTCATAAAAATTGAGTAATTTTTGTTTTATATTATTGTAATAATTAACAAATTTTTCTTTCAATAATGCATATCCTTTGCGTTTGGTTGGTGTTGAAAAAACAATAATACAAGCTTCACACAAATCCATAACTTCATCAGTGTCAGTAACACAAGTATAATGAGCACCTTTAGTCAAAGCTTCATACACTTGATCTTGCACGACAATTGGTATATGATCTAACAACCCCATTAATCGCGCTGTACGAAATAGATCTAGACATTCACATTCTTCTCCTGTTTGCATAAAGGAAGAATAACCAATTGCTGGTTCAAAATTGTCCACTTCGTCACTCTGTGGAACCCAAATACTCTCTAAATGATTTAACAACTTCTTTTTGAAGCCAGTTTGATTATTAACATAATTAACGGCATCATTACAAATCCATTGTAAACCATCTAAAAAGGGTAACTCCTGAATTTGAACTCCTGTAACGGGATCAGTAAATAATAAAGTGTACATATCTTGAGGAAATAAATCACCCACATTATTGTTAGGTGAATCTAACATCTCTTGATGTACTTTATTAAAATCTATCAATTTTGTTGTAGGCAATTGATATTTAAGTGATAGACACATTTTTACAACACAATTACGTCTAGCATACAAATGTTTACCCTGTGACCAACATTTATTAGCAATGAACCCTTGATTAATAAAATCATCTTGTGCATTAGATACAACTAATCCAGATGTAAAATAACAACAACCTTTTGATTCCAATGCTGCCATATTTAAAGGATAAGGTGCATCATCAACAACATTTGTTAATTCAACAACTGCTTTATGCATTGCTTGTTCATCTGCAAAATTTTGTAATAAATCATTATATTGAATCACTGGTTGATTATTATATTGTTCCCAAAATTCCATACCACATGTTCTAGTAAATGTATAATGATTTGGATCCATATATTCTGGTATTAATTTTAATGCATTTGCTAATCTGGATATAATATATGGTTGAAACACTGCTGATTTACCTACACGTGGATCACCATGAATGTACAACCAATACGGTTTACTTTTACGATCGTAACACTCATCTTTAATGCCCGGTGGTATCAAACTTAAAACTCGTTCCAAATAAACAATCATTACACGTATGAATGGCATAACTCTACAATTTTGAAAACTCGTATATTTAATTGCTTTGGTTTGTAATTGAGCTTCAATATTTATCAATTTTTTATGTAACAAATACACAAATTGACAATGATGTTTATTGAATTTACAACTAATATCATATTTCATTTCTTTTAAAGTTAAAAATTCTTTTATGCAATCTGCAATTTGTTCATCCTTCATGCACTGAGGTAAATATCCATAATAATTTAAAACTTTATCACCCAATATTTCAATCAATTTTTCCAACAACATTGCTACAAATTCAACAATTGTTTTTGAGTGTTTAATATAATCACTGAGTATTTTCATCTTATTTACACTCAATTGCATCTTTTTAAAATAATCTGGTGAGATGGATGTAAACATTCCACCAAAAATCATTTTAGTAGCATTAAAAAAACTAAGAATAATACCATTATCTTCATCTCCCTGTGTCATAAATCCAGGAACAAATTTATTAATAACATCTTGTAAGGCTCGTGTCAGATGTGTCGTTATGTTCGACATATGTCCTAGTACTTCACTAGGCACTGCTATTAATAATAAGGCAGATATATTTGCTAAAGTTTGGTTTTGGGGTTGCATCAATAAATAGGATAAAGATATCATTTTAGCAACAAAAGTTACAATACTCAGAACTTGAGTACATTGAGAAAACTTTTTTTGTAAATCATTGACTAACATATTCATTTTTTCTGTTAATACGTCAACATTTGCACAAGTAGCATCAAAATTCTCACAAGATGTTCGTATTTTAGATGGTAAGGAAAAAATTTCTTCAAACATTTGTGGAGTAAATTTAGAAGTAAAAAATTTATCTTTTTTGTCATGAGTATTTAATTTATGACAATTACTTACTATATTTAATTTTGCAAACAATTCAACTAACTTACACACTGATTTATTTGTATTGTGTAAGTAAGTTGAATGCCACTTGTCATTTAGTTTGGAAATCAATTGCATACACATTCTATGTTGTTCACCTTTACGTAAACTACATAGAATGTCAAGAAACGGTCCTATATTAACCCAATCACAAATAATATATTTCATAATATTTGCATTTGAATCATCGGTCAGATCAAATTTACGCTTTTTAAATGGTACTTCATACTGTGGTCGAAAACTTGTACTATAATTTTTAATAGAACAAGTTAAAGCCACATTATGTCGTATACATTTATCAATGTAATATTTCAAATCAACATGATTATAATCCAATACATCAGTATCTTGTGGCATAGCTAATTTAAGACAAACTACAATATCTTTATTAACCATAACACCCGATAACATAGATCGTACAGTACTATAATATGCTATTCCGTTTTTGAGACGGTACTCATATTCGCCATAAAGGTCGCCAGTAACTATTTGGTTGTGCGAAGTCATAATTTATTTATTTATGTGAACTTAATACAAGCAAGTACCATTATAGAGTAGGTCTATCCCCCGCCCTCGAAAAGGTTACACCAAAGTGTAAACATATGGTTTGGTATATTAAGCGGAATTACTTCTTCTTCTATTCGGATAGCTTCTGTTTAAAACGTCTATTCAACATTCATATATTAACTATTTCTAGCCGCACAAATATATGAAAGCGAAATATTTTTTGCAGATCACACACCGACCTTAAAGAGTCCATGTTTCCTAATTATTCCTGGAATACATTATAAATAATGCAAATTATCACGCAGATAATTATTGAAATCAATTTTTCTAAGTTAAAGATTTCAAAATCGTCATGAGAATAAAATATTACCGTTCTATTAAAAATATTTGATGGTAACATATCAAATATAGTTTTGTCCGTTACATTTACCAAAATTTTATTTTAAATGAAAGGATTTTGATTAAAATATATAATCATATATGTTATCATGAAAGGGCAATATACACCATTATCAAAGGCAATATACACAGGATTGGATTGCTGTCGTCAAAAATCCTTACGATAATAGTCTTCAAAAATCCCTTGATTATACAAGCATATACTAAAAAAACAATCTAGGATTGGATTGCTATATGTTTAAATATATATATATATTAATCAATTATCCAAAACGGCGCACGCTATTAAGC